CTCTCCTCATATCTGTCAAGCGGCAATCCGAAAAAAATGTTGATGGGGGCTTGTTATCTGGAGAGCTTCGCACTATATATCAACTGACGCCGGAGATGGCGTCGTTTCAGCGAAAGGATTTTTGAGATGGCTCGGATTTGCGCGGGGACCAGAAAGAACGGATCGCCTTGCACCTTCAAGGCGCGGTTCGCCTCGAACTACTGCGCGAGGTGCGCGTCGCAGGCCCCGAAGCCCTGCCCGACCAATCGGATGCGGCTGGTCCGCGTCGAGCCGGTGCTGGCGATGGCCGAAATTGAATTCCGGCCCGAGGGCGGCGGGATATTCACCGGCAACGCCGAGGAGATAAACGCGCTCCTCAAATCGCTCGGCTACGCCGAGGTGGCGATCCGGAAAAACATGATGTCCGACGCCTTCTATCTCGAAGCCAAGGACACGCCGGTCTTCCTCTCGCCCGCGAGCGAGACCTACTGGTCGATGTAGAGGAGGGCGCGATGGAAATGCGCCAGGACATCTACGCGCAGTTCCGCGCGCTGGCCCAGCGCCACCGTACCGAATTGAGCGTCAACTGGGGCGTGGGGCCGATGTTTGGCCCGTTTACGGTGCATTCGTTCTACCGCAACGACCTTTACGGCGGCGCGGCGGCGAACGTCAAAGGCAACGGGGCCAAGGCTTTGGCCGAAGTGTGCTGGCTTGCGGACCAGCTTCAAATCACGCTGACGCTGGGCACCAGCCAGCGCCCGCTGATCCCCTATTTTGAGCAATTCGGTTTTCACGTGACCCAGCCGATGAAGCCAGAGGGTGACGATGTCGCGATCATGAAGCGGCCGGTCCAGCCGCGCCACCACTACGGGAAATCCCGCGCCCGCCCCGCCGTTAATGGGGTATAAGACCGAAGCGGTCCAATTTGGACCGCTTGTCATTGCGGGAGGAAAATGATGCGCCGCATTGCCGTCATTGATCCGGCTCAGCAACAGGTAGTCTATAAGACCGTGCCCGACGAGGACATATCGCGCGCCGCCGGGATCGACCAGACAAGCCATGCCGTGGTCCAGCACGGCAGCAACGCGAATTACGGCCTGTTTACCAGCAGCACCGGCATGCAATCCACAACGCCGGAATTTTTTGCATTGAACGGCCACTTGTATCACGGCCCCGCCGTTCTTTATGCGTTTGATCAAGAGGGACGCACGATCGACATCACCCGCCGCGCCCATCCCCGTCCCCTGTGGATTGGCGACGCGCTCAGCGTCCAGTCGGCCATAAGCGAAGGCGTCATCTCCTGGCCGGCGCGATGGGGACCAAAGCCGACAGCCGGGAACTAATCCCACAACTAGATGTTTAGTGAGATCACCCAAAATTCTAAAGCCCTTTATTAATCTATGATAAGGCATGTCTGTCTATTTTGGCGTGATAATTGCAGCCAGGGGCACAAGGCCCTTAATCGGTCCAGAGGAACGGGGAGATGCGAGGGAACATCGAACTATGGACATTGACCAGATGCTTCCCCTCCGAGGTGGAAGCGCTGGAACATATGCGCCGGATGCAATTGCGCGATCCTACGCTTGTCGTGGTGATCCGTAGTCCCACCGGCCGCGAGATACGCGGCCTGCCTTATCAGCCACAGCACGCGACGATAGCAGCGGATTAAAGCGGGAGGAGGGCGCGGCAAAAGGGGAAACTCTATTTTTCCCCTTGCCGCGCCAGCCATATCCGCGTAGAGGGAAAACCGGCTGGTTTTCCCCGGCCTGCGGTAGCAGTCTCTTTCATGCCCGCACCCGATAAAACCTACCGAAGTTAATCGAAGCATGGCGCAGCCAAAGCCCCGCCCAAAACTTGTATCCGCTGCGCTACGGCACAGGCGGCGGGGGCAGGCGCGCACGCTTTCGCAGCAAAAGGACGCGGTTAACAACCGCCGGCAACGCTTTACCCAGGAATACATCGCGCTATTGGCGCAAGGCAAAAACAAGACCGAGGCCATGCGGGCAGCGGCGATTGCCGTAGGCTATAGCCCGAAGAGCGCGGACGTGGCGGGGGCTCGCCTCGTCAACCGGCCGGAAATCAGAGCGATCACCGAGAAGGCCATCGCCAAGCGCCAGACAGCGCTCGAAGTCAACGGCGAAGCGGTGATGCGCTACTGGCGTGACATCGCGACCAGCGAATTACCGCTGCCGCCTGTCGGGGCCTGCCGCTATTGCTGGGGCTTCGACCACCAGTACCAGTACACCCAGGACGAATGCCGCCGCGCGCTGCGCAAGCACACCGCCGACCAGTTAAAGCGCCAGCCGCATGAGCGTGTGCCCTTTGACGATCTGGGGGGCGAAGGCTTTGACCGGACCAAGAAGCCGCATCCTTACTGCCCCGAGTGCCACGGCGTGGGCAAGAATTACCCGATGGTGATCGACGCCGAGAAGCTGACGCCGGGGCAGCGCGCCTCGATCGACGCGATCACCATCCAGAAGGACGGCAGCGTTACGCTGAAGATGCGCGACCGATCCCGCGCGATGGAAAATCTGCAAAGCCTCATGGGCATGATCCAGCCGCGCAAACCGCTGGAAGTGCTCGATCCCAACGCGCCGATCGAAGAGAACGTGAATATCCTCCTGCAAACCGCCATCGACCAGGGCCTCGTGACGCTGGGCCGGCCCGCAACAGTGATCGAGCACGATGGAGCTACCGAGCAACTGGCCGACGCTGCCGCTGATTGAGAAGATCGAATTTCTCAAGCAGATCAAGGCCCGCCTCGTTGAACTCAAGCGCGATCCCGAGCGCCACCTAGCCGATTTCCGCGGTGATCCCGTGGGCTTTATCCAGCGTGGCTTGGGGCAGGCGACCGAAGCCTCCTGGGCCGGCTGGATGACCGTCATCAAGGCGATATTCGGCATCCCGCTCGAAGACGCAGAGCTTCCCTTCTTCCATGAGATAGCCGGCGATCGTAAACCGCCGACAAAGCAAGTCCGCGAATTCTGGGCCATTGTCGGCCGCCGCGGCGGCAAGGACAGCATGGCGAGCCTTATCGCCACGTATCTATCGCGCTTTGCCGACACGCGCCGGCTGCGCTTGGGGGAAGAGGGGATCACGGCTTGCCTCGCGACCGATCGCGACCAAGCCGAAATCGTCTGGAAATACTGCCGCGGTTATTTTGAGGCAAAACCGGAACTCTACGCCTACCTCAAGACGCCGAAGATGACCGGCAACCGCATACAATTATTGAACAAAGTCGAGATACGCATTGCCACGAACAACTACCGAGCCCCGCGCGGGCGCGCGATCGTCGCCGGCATTCTCGATGAGGTGGCGTTCTACCGCGACGAAGAGAGCGCCAATCCGGATGTGGACACCTACGCGGCGCTGCGGCCGGGAATGCTGATGATGCCGAACAGCATGATCATCGGCATATCGAGCCCGCACCGGCAGAAGGGCCTCCTGTTTCAGAAATACGAGGACCACTGGGGCCAGGACGACGACGACGTGCTGGTGATCAAAGCCCCGACCCGCTTGATGAACCCCCTTATCGACATCCTCGAACCAGGGCTCATCGACAAGGCGATGGAGGAAGACCCAGACCGCGCCGCGGCCGAATATGGCGCGGAATTCCGCAAGGATTTAGAGGACTATGTGAGCCGCGAGGTGGTCTACGCGAGCGTCGATCGCGGCGTTCGCGAGCGACCCTATGATGAACTTCGGTCGAACTATGTCGGCTTTGTCGATCCCTCCGGGGGCTCACGCGACAGCTTTACGATGGCGATTGCGCATGAAGAGGACGGCCAGGGCATCCTCGATTACGTGCGCGAGGTGCGCCCGCCGTTTATGCCGTCTGAGGTGGCGGCGAGCTTTAGCGAGGATTTTGCCCGCTACAAGGTCCACAAGGTGCGCGGCGATCGTTACGCCGCCTTATGGCCGGTCGAGCAATTCGCCAACAACGGTGTGATCTACGAGCAAAGCGAGATTGTCAAAAGCGATCTGTATCGTGATTTCCTGCCGGCGCTCAACAGCCGCCGCGTGCGATTGCTCGACAATACTCGTATGATAAATCAACTACTTGGCCTGGAACGCCGCACCGTGCGCGGGGGCCGCGACAGCATCGACCACGTGCCGGGGGCCAACGACGATATCATCAACGCTGCGGTGGGCGCGCTCCTGCAAACCATTGGCGACGAGCGGCTGGTTACGGTGCAAAAGTACCTCAAAGCGTTTGGCTGAACCAAATGCGCGAATTTGAGATTGAGCGATATCAAAGGCTTGTACCATTTTCGACCCGTCCGCGCCGCTAGGGCTCCGAGCAATTTGTCGAACCAAATGCGTTAGCTGTTATGGGACCGCATAAATGGCTCAAAAATGACCCAACTAAGCCCTTGACGGAAAAAGGCCGATAATTGTCCGGACAAAATCGGCCCTTTGCTGTCAATGGTTTACAAGTCGGACCCTCCCACCTTTTCTCACCCTTTTTTCAACTCCGCCGGATTTTAAGCCATTGAAATTGCCCGGTTGTCGGTAATTACCGGGCCAATTTATCGACAGACCGTGACAGACCGTGACACTAAGGGACTGAGGATGGACAGGGGATACCGCGCGACCGGGCTGCTAGCGCTGTCGGAGCCGGTTAGAGGACGGGGCGGCGAGTAATGCCCGAGTGCGTCGAGGGTATAGAAAGCTGCCCCGCTCCTTGTCACGAAATCGACAAAAGGACCGAGCCAAAATTCCCCCCGTAGGGGGGAATTCCCGAAGCCAGAGTTCAGGAGGCTCGAATGGCACAGCACCAAGGCCTACCAGGGCATCAGTTCAAAAAGCCGAAGCCCGAGAAGCCGCCGCTGCGGCCGGCGCGCGTCTATCCCGGCGAACCGGGATATCAGCCGGCCCCTAAAGGGGCCGCGACCCGCGAGGCCCCACCGAACATCAGCTTGACGCCCGACTGGCGCATCCTCCTTAGCGAGAATTTCGACCAGTCGAACGTCAACATGCAGCGCTGGTGGACGCGCTACGTCTATGCGGACGGCTATTGCGACTACCTCAACGACGAATGGCAGCGCTATCGCGAGACCGGCAACCACGTGCTCGACGGCTCGATCTGCCGGCTAACGGCGCTGCCCTACGACAGCCAGCAAGGCTTTTGGCCGTCAGGCATGGTGCGCTCAAAGGATTGCTTTCCGATCCAAGACGGCAATGCGTGGTATTTCGAGGGCCGGCTCAAGGTGCCCGGTTTTCTCGGCGCGTGGACCGGCTTCTGGATCGCCGGCTCCGAGCGCATGCCGGCCGACGACACCTCGATCCCCTGGCCGCCGGAAATCGATATGTGCGAGGTGGTGCAGAACGGCCAGGACGACACGACGCACATGCTGCATTGCGCGGGACAGGTGCTCAACTGGGACAGCAATCCGCAGAAATACGAAGGCTTGTGGGCCGCGGACGGCTTCAATTGGGAATGGATGTATTACTGGTCCGATGCCGATCTGGCGGCCGGCTTTCACACCTACGGCCTCTACTATTGCCGGCCCGAGATGATCGTGTATCTCGACAGGAAGCCGATCCTCCACTGCCGCTACGACTGGGTCGCGGATGACGGCCAGCCGATGCCGGGTGCCTATCTCTTTGCAAATCTCGCGGTCGGTGGTTCCTGGGCCGGCCGCTATGGCGTGGACAACACCGCGCTGCCGGCCTCGCTCGACGTGGACTATATCCGCGTCTACCAGCGCATGCCGCAGAGCACTATCGGGCACAATCTTCTGCCGGTCTAAATTCCCCCTACGGGGGAATTCCAAAATTGCGGAACTGCCGGGGCTGCCCGCGGCACACCAACGCGGGATTGTGCGTGTGACAGCGCCGCGATGGGTGTGGCCCGAGCCACGGAGTGTCGGGCATGAGACCTTCCCCCATTTTCCAGAGGGGACCGCCGATGAGAAATGTTCATGTGCATTTTCACGACGCGCCCGAACCAAAGCGCGATGAAGGCGGCCGGTTTGCCGCGGGCGGCCCCTCCGGCGCGCGCGCCGGCTCAAAGCAATACATCCAGCACCACAATGCCGGAGCGGCTTACCATAAGGGGCAGGCTCAACAGGGCGGGCCAAAACAGGCCGCCCACAACAAAGCCGCGGTGGCGCATCAGCGCGCCGCGGCCAGCCACGAACATCTGGCCGAGCCGCATTTCCGCATAGGTGAGCGCGGCCAGGAGCGCCACGACGACCGCGTCAGTCAGGCGCTCTATCATTCCTCGATGGCCCGAAGAGCGAGCCAGGAGGCGCGCTAAATGCCGATCATCGACCAATACGGCAACGAGATTGACCGCAGGACGCCCATCGAGCGTCGCGCCGAGGCCGAGCGCGCCCAGCCGGTGCCGCGCCAGCCGATCCGCCATGCGGCCGAGCAAAAGGTCGCCTTTGCCCAGAAGACGCTGGACAGCTATCAGAACTTCGTCACCCACACCGGCTTTGGCACCGACAACGCCAACAGCTATGGCGGCTACGGCTTCTATCCGATCACCCGGCTTAGAATTATTCTAGACTGGGCGTTTCGCTCATCCTGGGTGTGCCGCGTCGCCTGCGAGGCGGTCGCGGAGGACATGACCCGCGAGGGCTTTGACCTGGGCAGTGAACTCGATCCCGACGACGCCCAGGAGCTATACGCCGCGTTTGATCAGCACTACGCAATCTGGGACAGGCTCGCAGAGACGATCACGTGGAGCCGGCTCTATGGGGGCGCTGGCGCTTACTTGATGATCGACGGCCAAAAGCCCGAGACGGAACTGCGGCCTCAGACGGTTGGACCAGACCAATTTTCCGGTCTCCTCCCGCTCGACCGTTGGCTGGTCCAACCGTCGCTTAACGAATTGGTGACAGACAAGACATCGGCCGATTTTGGCCGGCCGAAATACTACACCACGGTTGGTGACACACCGCTCCCCGGCAACACCAAGATACACCACACGCGGTTTCTGCGCTTTGACGGCGCGAAGCTGCCGTACTACCAGCGGCTCAGCGAGAACATGTGGGACATGTCGGTGCTCGAACCGATCTGGGACCGCCTGCTCGCCTTTGACATGACCACGGCCTCGACCGCGCAACTGGTCAACCGTGCCAGCCTGCGCACCTTGGCGATCGAGAACTGGAAGGAAGTAGTTGGCACCGGGGGCAAGCTTCTCGAAGCGCAATTGTCAGCCATCGACTGGCTGCGCCGCATGCAAGTCAACGAGGGCATCAGCGTCATCGATGTGAACGACCGCATCGAATATGCGCAGTACACCTTCACCGGACTGGACGCGGTGCTGATCCAGATGGTGCAACAACTGGCCGGCGCGCTGGGCATCCCGCTGGTGCGGTTCTTTGGTCAGTCACCGGCTGGTCTCAACAGCACTGGCGAGAGCGATTGGCGCAACTACTACGACATGATCCGGACGACCCAACAGCGCCGGCTCTACACCAAAGTCGATTTCATCTTGGACTGTGTCGCGCGCTCGATGGGCGTCAAACTGCCCAAGGGCTTTACGTGGTCATTCAATCCGCTGTGGCAGTTGCAGGACGCGGAGAAATCCTCGATCGCCTCGCAGATCACCCAGACCGTGATGAGCGCCTTTGAGGCCGGCGTGCTGCCCAACAGTGCGATCGTGCTGAAGGAACTGAAGCAACAGAGCCAGAAGACCAATATCTGGACCAACATCACCGAGGAGGACATCAAGGCGGCCGAGAACGCGCCGCCGCAAGTACCCGGCATGCAGCCGGGGCAGGGCATGGGCGCGCAAGGCGAAGGCGGCGGGATGCCGCCGGCACCGCCGGGGGCCGGCCCGCCACAACCACCCTCGCCCAATCAGTTTCTGCCGGGTGCGTCAGCCTCTTCATCTGGACCGATGGAAGGGGATGACGAATTGCCGGAGGAAGGAGAGGGACCGGCCAGCCAGAGCCAGGGCGGCCGGTCCTTCTTACCCAGCCGATCGTTTATGCCAAAAAAGAGCTTTCTCCCCGGCCGCGGCTACGAAACGCTGGGCGCACCCGAGGTGCGCGGCGGTCACGGCAAGCCGATCTTTCACGTCTACTACAACCGCGACAAGGATTTGACCGGCCGGCAGATCAAATTCCTGGGCCACGACATCATCATCGAGCGCGAGAGCGGCGAAGAGCGGCCTGAAGGATCGAGCCAAGGCGCGGTGATGAGCGTGCCCTACGGCTACTTCCCCGGCACCCGCGCCAATGACGGCGACGCGCTCGATTGCTTTGTGGGCGACGCGGAGGACAGCAACCGCGTCTTTGTCATCGACCAGTGCAATCCCGATACCAAGGAATTCCACCAGCCCAAGGTGTTCCTGGGCTTTCGCAATTCCGACGCGGTGCTCGACGCGTTTCACAAATTCTACGCGGACGGCCGCGGCCCGCAGCGCTTTGGCGGCGGCAAAGAGTTTACCCTGAAGGATTTCGCCAAGTGGCTCGACCGCTTCAGGATAAGGGCTGCCTAATGTGTGCTCTCTGGTCGCGCTTCTCGCTCTGGTATTTGTCGAGCTTCACGGCCCGACAGGTCAGATGTTGGAAGTCAATCCGGCGGAAATCAGCAGCCTGCGCCAGCCGCTCGACATAGCGAACCATCACTGGGCGCGTGGCACCAAATGCATTGTGGTGATGACCAACGGGACGTTTATCGCGACCAGCGAGGACTGCCCGACCGTGGTCAACAAGGTGCAGCAAGCCAAGTAACGAGGGCCTTGCCAAAGAGGCGATTTATCCCCACAAGACAAGCGCGCAAAGCGCGCCAAACAGGAGGCATTACATGAGCGGCACACCCGACACCGAACAAGGGCCGGCCGGCGATCCGCCGGAAGAAGAGCACACCGAAGGCGAGCCGGAGACCGAAGGCGAGCCGGAGCCGGAAGAGCACGCCGACGACGGCACTACCGAGGCCTTGGCCGACGAGGAGGCGCATTCCGATCCGCCAGAGGAAGTCAATCCTTCCTCTCCGGCTGCGTGAGTGGCAAAGCGTAGATACACCGACGAAGAGGACGCGGCCCTACTGGGAGCCACGGCGGGTGACATCACCATCCTGGCCGAACGGTGGGGCCGCTCTCGTCAATCCTTGCTCAACCGGCGCAATTTCCTGCGCGCCTACAGCAACAAGCGGCCCCCGGCCAAGCCGCGCCCGATGCCGACGCCGCTGCGCTTTACCCGCCCAGCGTGGTTCGATACCGAGAACTTCGATGCAAAGCTCAGAGGCAGTAGATGAGCCATCCCAGACCGTGGCGTAAAGTGTACGCCTCGACGTTTTCCGGTAACGGCACCTTCCCGCTTTATCTCGTCGCCGCTGATGGCCGCAAGATTTGCAGCGTCTGGGGCAAGGAGGACGGCGAGCGTCAAGAGACCGCCGATCTGATCATCAAGGCCGTGCGCACCTACGATCGGGCGATGAAGGTAAAGGCCGAGCGCGAGGCGGCGAACACCGCGGCGAACACCGCGGCGATGGCCGAGATGCCCGGTCTGAAAGAAGCGCTCGATGTTGACTGAAGGCCCCGGTTGGTGGGCCGGCCCCAATTGGGAAACTTTAGTGCGTCACGCTATGTCGTTAAAGGGCGATGACGAGGCCTTTAACAACAGCGTCCCCGATCTGCCGACGTTCCGCGCGCTATCGATTTGCAGCGAGCACTGGACCCGCGACCATTGCCGCAATGGCAAACCGCCGTATTGGCTGATCAAGAAGGCCTGCCGCGAGGCCCGCCGCCGGATTGCTGAGCGGATCGATGAGCGCGACGCGTTATGCCGTCAGTTGACCGAGAAGGCGCGCGCGGAGGCGTGCCGCCGTGTTCGTTTAGAGAGTGAATACACGGGTGTGTAGGAGGGACCGATGCTTGGCACGATCCTTGTTGTCGCGGCGCTGATCCTGTCGCTGATCGAAGCGTTTCAGCCGTGGGCATGGCCGAGCCGGCCGCATATGGGCTGGCTCGCGCTCGCGTGCTTTTTTGGCTCGCTCCTCGCCGGCTCGCTGGGCCATGTCTGAGAGGACAGGTCAAGCACTGTCCTTACCTATCTTCGATTGGTTTACCGCTCTCCGGTGGTGGCAGGAAGGGCGAAATATCCTACTTGGCGCGAGCCAGTACGGTCCCGATTACTACGCCGCCGTTACGAAATTCCGCGCGATGATCCTTTATGATAGAACTCGAAGACAACGACCCGCGCCTCATCCGCGCGACCAATGATCTGCTTGAACGGCTGCGGCCGTTTGTCGGGCAGCATTTCGACGCGCTCAATGTCGAGCGCATCTGCGAAATCGTGCGCGACCACCGCGCCGAATTCCGCCGCGAGAACCAAGCCGATTTCCCGCCGCTGGTGCCGTTTGTCCTGCCCAGCCTCAAATTCATCCACTTTGTGCGGCCGGATATCGACAACAAGGAAATCCAAATCCAGTTGCGCAACCTCTTGGTCCAGTTATCGCGCCGGCCCAACGTCCTGCCCAGCGCGCTCGAAGTGGCGACCGCGGTCAGGCAGTGCTGGCCCAAATACGAACCGCCGATCGAGGTGTTCCGCACCGACCCGCTGATGAAGACGAGGCTCCATTGAATATTGATCTGACCGCCGCCGAGATGGCGCGTTGCGCCCAGCTACTGATGGCCGCCAGCAATCTGACCGACCCGGTCGATGGTGCGGCGCATTACAAGCTGATGCAGGCGCTGAAGAATTTCAAACCGCCCGAAGAGCGCGAACTGCAAGGGCCGGTCGAGGCCTCGCAGCAATGGCGCAGCCCAATCTAGCCTGGACCCTCGCCATCATCGCGCTTGCCATCGTGCTGATCTTAGTCGGGGGCCTTCTGGGCGGTATCCTGGCTGTGTATCTGGGCCAGCCGCCATGACCAGCCAGGGGCGCGAGATAGTCTTTCTGTGCGTGATCGCGGTGCTTCTGTCGGTCGCTGTGACCGCAGTGCTCGCGCTTCTCCTTTACGGGATTGGCCCATGATCCGAGTTCACGTTCATGATAGGGGCGGCCATCGCGTGCTCGACGCCGGGGCGCAGGGCTCGACCGGAACACAGGGCACCGCCTATGGTGGGACGCCGCGGCGCGCGCCGCGCGCCGCCAAGCCGCCCGGTGTGCGTGCCGGGGGCTTTACCGTCGATGAGCCGCCGGGTGGAGCGGCGCAGCCGCAACAGGGAACGACGCACCAGATCGCCGCGCAGATGCACGAAGCCGCGGCGCAAGAGGCGCAGGGCAAGAATTACGGCGCGCAAAATCCGGTGAGCCGCGCGCACACCGAGGCGGCCAAGGCGCACAAGGCGGCACACGGCCTTTTGGGTAAGCCCGGTTACACGCAGGCAGCGCATTGGGCCAATTCATCGACCGCGCACGCGCGCCGGCTTTCCAATCCCCCCGGCCAGGATGCCTCACCGCCCGCGCCACAGCCCGCTGTGCGCACGCAAGGCCAACAGGGGCCAGACATCAAGGCGGGATCAAACACCCCACAGCCGCGCCCGCAGCCGCCGCCACAGCCCTATCGTGGCTACGACTATGGGACGGCCGAAGGGGCGAGAAAGCGCGGCCAAGGCGTGGGCCGGCCCGGAGCCCCCGGCTATTCCAATCCCGCCCGCACGGCATTTGCCGCGCAGCGACCGGCAATTGCCAGCCAAACGAGCCAATCTGGATCATCGGGGTACGGCACCGAGGAGCGCCGGAGAGACGCCGCGCGCCTCGCGCATCTGCAACAGGCGAGCGCCAATCCCTTTGCCGGCCGCCAGCACGAAGCCGAGATGAACCAAATCCGCGCCAGGATGCGGCAAGGCGATGAGGCCCCGTATAATTGGGCGACCGGCAATCCGCCGCTGCGCGACGCCCATACCATCGATGAATGGTTTGCTGGTGATGCAGCCTCGCCCAAAGCTCCCGGCACGCCCAAACCGCCCGCGCCGCCCAAGCCCAAGGCTCCGCCCAAACCGCCGGCTCCCAAGGCCGCGCCAACCTCGCCGCCGCCCAAACCGCCCAAACCGCCCGTTCCGCCCACCCCGAAACCCAAGCAGCCAGGACAGCCCTTTGGGGCCAAGGTCGCCGCGGCACCGGGCACGTTGGTCCAGGCCGCGGCGGCCCCGGTGCGCGGTGTCGGCCGCGCCGTGTCGGGGCTCAACCGCCTCGCTGCCTGGGGCGAACATCTCTCGAATGACAGTGTCGGTTCGTGGTTCGACAGTGGCACCGCGCTGGGCGCAAAGCGCGGGCAATCGACCAAGCGTCATCTTGCGGCCGAAGATGAGGCCAAGAAGCGCCGCAACTGGTCGAGCCATCGCTCGATCGATGCGTGGTTCGATGACGCCGAATGGAAGGAGGAAGAACACACCCGCGGCGGAAACCCTAAGAACCCCGGTCAGTTCTCCAAGGGCGGCGGAGGCGGGGCCGGGGGCGAAAGCGAGACTGAGACCAAGGAACGTCCCGAGAGTGAAAAGCCGACCGGGCTTTCCGATCTGCCGCCGGCCGAGCGCCAACGCATGCTTCAGCGCACCGAGCAACGCGGCGAACGCGAAGGCCTGCGCCAACCGGGCAAGACAGCACGCCACGCCTCTGGGCTGGCAAAGGGCCGGCGCTCGAAGGCCAACATAACGCCGCCCAGCCCCGAAGTGCAGCGCGAAGCCGCCAAGAGCGTGCGCGGCTGGAACAAGATGCTGGCTCAGATGCAAGGCGGCGAGGGGCCGGCGGCGTTGCTCGATCAGCACGGCCGGCACTTCCTCGCAGACGCGGACACCTACGCGGGGCCGCGCGGCCGACTGCACCAGTGCTACCAGAACGCGGGGATGGAAGCGCTCTTCAATCCCGACGTGGTCTATTGCGAGGGCAAGGTCACGTGCTACGGCGTGCCCATCGACCATGCGTGGCTGGTCGATAAGGCGAGCGGTAAAGTTATCGACCCGACGATCCGCGAGGCGGTGGGCATCGGGGCCTATGTCGGCATCCCGTTTAAGACCGACTATCTCTCGAAGACGCTGAGCCGGTGCAAGGTATGGGGCATTTTCCACCACTTGAACGACCAGATTTACGACGACGATCCGGACGATTACGTCGAGAGCGCGGCGTGTAAATTTGGTGATGCGGCCTGCCCGCCGAGCAAAGCGCCCACTGAGAAGCCGCCCAAGCCGACCAAGGAGAGTTCCCCTGCGTTTCACCTCTACGACAACCAGGGCGAAATCCCCTCATCGGAGCAATTCAAGGAGAAGTATTGCAGCGAGGGCGATATCGCTGCGATGGAGCGCGACAACAAGCGGATGAAGGAGGGGATCGCGACCGACAAGCCGGTCTTCCGCGGCGGCTTCCGGCTGTGGGAGAACGGCCCGTGGACCGACGCGCGCGAGGAGAAGCACGACGACATTGTGTACAAGGATATTTTCACCACCGCGCGGATGCTCGCGTGCCGGCCCAAGAAAGGCGAGAAGCCGCAAGTCTATGTCATCGGCGGGCGCGGCGGCAGCGGCAAAAGCTACTTCACGCAGGGCCGCAAAGGCGCACCCGAGGGCCATTACGTCGCAGCCGAGAAGCCGATGCTCGATCAGAACACGGCGATCCTCCTCGACAGCGACATGATCAAGGAGCAATTACCGGGCTACGAGCCGCCGCTCGCCGGCCTGTTTCACGAGGAAAGCAGCCACGTGTACGAGCGCGCGGTCAAATACGCCCGCGATATGGGTCTCAACGTGATCCTCGATGCGACATTGAAATCACCCGGTGGCGCGCGGCAGAAGATCGCCGCGTTCAAGGCCGCCGGCTATGAAATCAACATGCACTACATGTTCGCGCCGGCCTGGAAGGCGGCGGAGAATGCAGTGAAGCGCTACCGCGGCAAAAAGGGCGATCACAAGGGCCGCTACGTGCCGCCCGAATATGTTCTGGGCAGCACCACTAACGAACAGACCTTTGACGGGCTGCGCGATTACGCCGACCACTGGACGGTCCACGACAACACCGACACCTCGCGCCCCGAAGGCCCGCTTCTCTACGCCGAAGGCCACGGGGCGAAAAAGGAATTCACCGACGACGAACTGCGCGAGGCGCTGGCGGTTGATCCGATGCGCTATGAGAAGAAGCCGCTCGCGGCTTGAATTTTATGCTGATAATCCCCATTTATCTGCTTAATAGGTGAGGAATATGGCAGAGAACAAACCGAGCAAAAACACGCTGGAAGACGCGATCGACCCATCGGTGTTCGACAACGATCTACGCGAATTCGATCCCGCGGATTTCCGCACGATGTATCAAAATCCCGATCACGTCGATGATGTCGGCCGGGAGCTTCGCAAGCGCTTTGAGGAAGCCGGCGGCACGGTGCGCCCGCGCACCAAATACGACCCGCCCGAATTCGAGGGCGGCGAGCCCGAAGAGACTGAGACCGAGGAGACTGAGACCGAGGAGACTGAGACCGAGGAGACTGAGACCGAGGACAGCTTTATGCCGCGACGCAAGAGGTGAGCCGGCTATGTCGCGGCACATCCACCTTTGGTTCCGCGACGCCTACGATCCGAGCGAGCCGCGCGATCCCAGTGGGAAATGGACCGAGGGCGGCGGGGGGCGATCGACCAAGACGAGCCACTTAACCGCGGCTCCGGCAAACCGGGCGCAGTGGCCGCGACACATCAAAAAGCTGGCGATCCCGCCAGCCTGGACAGCGGTCAGGATATCAAGTGATCCGCGCGCGCCGTTGCAGGCGACCGGGACCGATGCGAAAGGACGCACGCAGTACATGTATTCAGACCGGCACAAGAAGAGCCAGTCGGCGGCAAAATTCCGCCGCATCAAGGCCTTGGAAAAACGCTTTGATCTGGTGACGCGCCGGCTCGAACGCGACATGAAGGGCCGCGACCGCGTCAACCGCGAGCATGCCCAGGTGGCGCATCTGATCCTCGATATGGGGCTCCGGCCGGGGAGCGAAGCCGATCGCGGCGATGTGCAGACCTATGGCGCGACGACGCTCAAGGGCTCGCACGTCAAGGACAACGGCAAGCGGTTAGAGTTCATAGGCAAGATGGGTGTGCCGCTCGATCTGCCGGTCGATAATCCGGTGCTGGCGCAGACGCTCGCAGAGCGCGCGCGGCAGGCGGGAGCGGATGGTCAGTTATTTCCCAATGTCAGCGACGCGAGCCTGCGAGCCTATGTCCGCAAGATCGCCGGGGCGGATTTCAAGACCAAGGATTTCCGCACGCTGAAGGGGACCAAGCTCGCCAACCAACTGGTCGAGGCGGCACCCGTCCCGACCAGCAAATCGGCCTACAAAAAGGCGGTGCGCGATGTCGCCGAGAAGGTCGCTAAGAAACTCGGCAACACCGCTGCCATCGCGCTGCAATCTTACATTTCGCCGCTGATCTTTGCGCCGTGGCAGGGGGCACTGGCATGAACGGACCAAGATTACCCGATGTGCATTTTGGCGAAGTCACCGAGGACGAGCGCCTGCCGGCCGTCGATGAGGACGAGGCCGACAACGATGACCTTCTCGATGAGACGCCGCAGGACGTGGTCGATCTTCTGGGCTTTGATCCGCTGGAATTCGAGCAATGAGCCGGCACGTCCACGTCCACTTCAGCGACCACGGCTTTCGCTGGTTCGACTTTGAGGAGAGCAAGGTCCACCGCGGCGGCGATCCGAAGAATGCCGGCCGCTTCTCAAAGGGCAGCGGCTCCGGCGGCGGCGGACAAAAAGGCGAAGGTAAACCAAGCTCGTCCGCCTCGTCCGCCCGAGGCGGACATCCAGGCGGACAAACGACAACTCGACCATTTCAACCGGGCGGACAGGGCGGAGGCAGCCAGCCGTATTCGCAGCCCTACACGCAGACGGGCCAGGGCGAGAAGCCCAAGCCCGAGGCCAAGGGCAAGTCGGACATCCACGGCGATCTGGGGCGGCACGTCACGCAGCACCCAGGCGCAAAGCAGAACGTCCGCGATGTGGACGATCTTTACGAGAAGGCCGAGGCGGACGAGGCGAGCTTTGTCAATAGCGTCAAGGATACCGCGAAACTGGTGGGGGGCGACGCCAAATTCGGCCGCAATCCCGACAAACCGAATTCGACGCTCAAGGGCCGCGCTCGCGCCATGTTCAAGATCAACGGCGACTACGATGGCGACGCCAGTCAGTTGCAGGATGTGTTGCGTGGCACGGTCGCGACCACCACGGTCGAGCAAGCACGCACGGCGGCGCTCGAATTTCTGCGACAGCACCCGAACGATATCGTCAAGGTCAAGGACCGTTTCGCCAGCACCGGAGGCGATGGCTATCGCGACATCATGATCAAATATATGACACCGTCAGGGCTGATCGCGGAAATCCAGTTTAACGCCAAGAACATGATCGAGGCCAAGAAAGCGGGCCATCGCTGGTACGCGGTATCGGAGGCGATCAAGCGCCACGAAAAGAAGACAGGCTTCTCACATCCGCAGGCGATAGAGACTTTAGCGCAGCGGTGTAAATCACTATATGACCAGGCGTATCAGAGCGACGGTAATGGGAACTGGGCCATGTCAGGCACACACGACGCCGATCAGAACAGGATCGTGCGCCCCTACTATCACCTTGCCCGCGCGGGCAAGGATTTCTACGCGAAGATCGTCTACACGCCGCGGGGGCCGGTGGTGTATTCGACGCGCAACGGCGACTGGGAGCCCGACGCCAAGCTCAGTTGGGGCGATCTGCCGATGCCCGAATTCAAGCTCTACGACTGGGATGTCGAGGGGCTGGACACGCTCCCCGACGACGCGCCCAACGATACGACGCCGGCCGATAGCGACGGCGGCGGCGAGCCCACGCCGGCCGAAGAGACCGAAGACGGTTTTATGCCGCGCCGCAGGCTATGAATGGTGCGCTCACCGTAACGCTAGGCGGCACGCTAGAACTCGTTCTGCGCGCGCCAGCCGCGCCGAGCGTCACACCTGTCATAACCGTTTGTTACGACCAGTTTTCCCTTCAAGCGAGAGGAGATCACATGGCCTATACACTGCCTGCCGATCACAAGGTCACGGTGCAAGTGAGCTATGTCGATGCCGCCGGTAATCCGGCCTCTGTCGAGAAGATCGCTTGGGCCTCCGATCCTCCGGCGATTATCTCCGCGCTGGTCGATGCCGGTGATCCCAGCAAGATCACGATCACGCCGGTTGGCCCCGCGGGGAACGGTCAGGTGACCGCGACCGCTGACGCCGATCTGGGTGAGGGCGTAACGCCGCTGGTGACGACGATGGATATCACCGTGGTCTCGGGCGAGGCCGTCGCCGGCACGATCACACCTGTCGGACCCGCGGAGCCGATCACGCCGTGATGCGCGATCCGGCAGCATTCGCGAAGACAATGGCGGAAAGCTTCCGGACCACCGACATTTATCAGACCAGAAGGCAGCGTCAGCGTGAGCAACAGCATTTTGAGCGCGTGCGCAATGCACAGGCGGTTTATCAAGCGCAACTGCGGCGGGTGGCGCGGCTGGTGGGGGAAATTATCCAAAACTATCCGCCGGGTGATCCGGCGGCGCTAGCCGAGCTTCAGTCGCTTCTCGACCAGTATGCCAGTGTCCTCAGACCGTGGGCCTACGCCGCGGCGGCCCGGATGATTGCTGAAGTTACCCGGAGGGACGAGACCGCCTGGATGCGCCACGCCAAGGATATCGGCATCCAGCTACGCCGCGATCTTCTGGGGCCGGGGGCTGTCGCGGAGGATATTCGCCGGCTGATCGAGGACCAAGTCGAACTGATCACCTCGATCCCGACCCAAGCCGGCCGCGAGGTGCAGGCCAAGAGCCGGGAATATTGGGCCGGTGGCATCCGCTACAACGAACTGCGCGACTACATCGCGCAGCGCCCCGATGTGACCTACAACCGTGCGACGCTGATCGCCCGCACCGAGACCGCCAAGACCGCCTCTGCGGTGACGCAGGCGCGGGCGCAGTATATCGGCTCGACCCACTACATCTGGCGCAGCGTGCGCGACAAGGACGTGCGCAGGATGCACAAGATTTTGAACGGGACGGTCCAGGCCTGGGACGA